TAATATAATATCTATTATATCTCTAGTAAGTTACAACTGAATATTGCATAGCCCCGATATGTCGAGTACTCTCCTGTCCTCCATAAAGGGGCTGTGCATCTAATCGACAGGAGCAACATATGATTCAACTGCAGGGCTACGAATTACCAGCCCATATATCTTACTCAGCATTCACAACTTACCTGACCTGTGGCTATCAGTATTACCTAGGTCGATTACTCCAAGTACCTGAAGAGCCAAGCATCTGGTCTGCAGGTGGACGAGCATTCCACGCAGCGACTGAAGAGTGGGACCTAGCCAATGACTAATGATTTTTGGACAACTGCTTGGGCTAAAGAGACAAGAGACTTAGACCTGACTAAAGCCCGCGTTGCGGGCAGAGCAACCAAGTTAAATCCTAATAAGGAAGATGCTGCTTGGTGGAACGAGATGGGTCCACAGTGGGTCAACAACTACATCGCTTGGCGCAAAGCCAACACCGATTGGAAACTATGGCGCACACCTCAAGGTGCTAAAGCCATCGAACTAGAACTCAATCCCATCATTGCGGACGTGCCCGTGAAGATGGTGATTGACCGTGTCTTTGAGGTTAATGGCGAGTTGGTTATCGTTGACCTTAAGACATCAGCAAGACGACCAACATCTGACCTACAACTCGGCTTCTACAAAGTCGGGTTAGAGATGATGCTTGGCGTTACCGTCAATCAAGGAAACTACTGGATGTCCAGAGATTCTGGGACAGGAGAGATGATTGACCTGAGTAGATATACCCTCGATATGCTCGAGTACCTTGTGTCGGGCTTCGATAAGGCTCGCAAGGCTGGTATATTTCTCCCCAACCTATCCAGTTGCAGTTACTGTGGACTCACAGAACACTGCCAATTTACGAAAGAGAAACAATGACTAACGACGATTGGAAACTACAAGTTTCCTACAAGACTGGCGCAGGAGATATGATTAATATCCGTGCCAATACTGCTGACGAATTAAGCGTCTTGCTTGAGGGAATCTCTGATTACTCAACGCAGATTGCTGCAACAGGAAGGATGCTAGGTGCTGCGTATAACACAGCCCCTTTGGAGACACCTTCTTCAACTCCCGCCACAACGCCCAAAGTCTTCTCCGTTCCAGACCAGGCAAAGGCTCAGTCCCCTACCTGTATTCACGGACCGCGAGTATTCCGAAGTGGCGTAAGTAAGAAAACTGGACAACCATACGCGTTCTGGTCTTGCCCTCAACCACAGGGTGCGGACCAGTGCAAACCCGTTAACTAATCTACTTATCGGGGACAATGGAACCACTCACTATTCGGGGAAGGTAGTGGGTGGTTTCACCTTAAGACAGGAGCAGAATGAAAACTTTAGTAAGGTCAGTCGGTAGAACTGACATCGGCGGTGAACCGTTGCCCGCTGTGTTCAAAGCATTTGAATCAAATAAGATTATCTTTCGTAGAGCAGAAGTCTCTATGATGGCAGGAACTCCAGGTGTAGGTAAGTCAACACTAGCCCTGGCATTAGCACTTAAGATGAAAGTTCCTACGCTGTACATCTCAGCAGATACCAACGCACATACAATGGCTATGCGCCTTGCGTCAATGATTAGCGGTAAGAATCAGACTGATGTTGAGTATCTATTACAGAATGATTTAGGTTGGACGAAGGCTACCCTTGCAAAGGGCAATCACATTGTATGGTCGTTCGAGTCAAGCCCAAGTCTTGTTGACATTGATGAAGAAGTGCAAGCCTTTGAAGAACTATGGGGATGCCCGCCTGTTGCTATCTTCGTAGATAACCTAATGGATGTAGCCACAGATGGTGGCGAAGAGTTCGCTTCAATGCGAGCAATTATGAAGGAGTTGAAGTATCTTGCTAGAGCGACTAATGCTGCGATTGTTGTACTACACCATACATCGGAGGCTGTGGAAGGCAAACCTTGCCAACCAAGGTCGGCACTCCAAGGAAAGGTGGCTCAACTCCCTGCGCTTATCTGTACTCTCGGAGTCGTCGGAACTGCTATGGCAGTTGCGCCAGTCAAAAACAGGTATGGTCGAGCGGATGCGAACGCGAATCTCAACGCGTGGCTAGCATTCAATCCTGAGTATATGTACATCGAAGACATCCCCGAGAACGCATAGGAGCCAGCAATGGATGACGATTACCTAGAGATACACGCCAAAGAGATGGCGCACTCTGAATACTTAAGACATATATCTAAAGTCATTAAGAAGATTGAAGATGCCAAACCACCTATTAAAGATGAGTGGTCAGAGGGATTCAATACTGGTCTAGATTGGGCAGTAAGAATCATAGAGAAGGATAAGAGTGCGTACTAATGGAAGTTGTCTTAAGTCCTGAAGAAATCACTGACGCACTTAACTTTGTCAATCGTATGCGTGAAGATAAGGTTGACCACAAGGTAACTGACAGGAAGTTCGACGCGAAGAATACCTCCTGGGCTGTGAACTTTATGGGTCACTTAGGTGAGAAGGCTGTGGCTAAGTTCTATTCCGTACCTGTTGACGATAGAGTTCTCACAGGCGGAGACGAAGGCTACGACTTAGTCATTGGCGGTAAGACAGTTCAGGTTAAGACATCAACCTTGGATAAACTTATCTTCAATTCATTGGACCTATTCACTGCTGACTATGCTGTATTAGTTACCTTAATTGGTGACAGGACTCAACCTCATATCGATTCCCGATTCAAGATATGGGGAGCAATCTCTCGTGAAGACTTTATGAAAGTATGCTACGAGAAAGACTACGGCTATGGGGTACGCTTTGTTTGCGACGCAGAACATATGGGAAAGGCATTGGTATAGTGGCTAATCCTAACGGACGCAAGGGCGCACAGTTTGAGACTGATGTAATGAAATGGCTTCGGTCTATGGGTGCTGTGGCTGAGCGACTCACCAAGGCTGGTGCTAAAGATGAAGGTGACCTCGTCACTATCATTGCTGGCAAGACATACATTTTAGAACTTAAGAATAGAAAGAAGATTGACTTGCCTGCCTTTTGGGACGAAGCGCAGGTCGAGGCAAAGAACTATGCGAAGGCTAGGGGTCTTACCTTTTCACCTCCAGCCTTCGTTATAGTAAAGCGACGCAATCACGGCGTCGAGAAGGCTTGGGTTGTACAAGATTTAGACCAATGGTTACAGGAGAGAGTGAGGGATAGTGAGTGACTTACCAAGTATCAGAGACGTCCTCATCCACTACGGAGCAGACGTTCGACGCAATCACGGGCAGACTAATATCAAGTGTCCATTCCACGACGACACGCACCAAAGTGGTAGTGCCAACCTCGACCTTAATATCTTTATATGCTTCGCTTGTGGCATCCAAGGCAATAGTTTACAAATCATCGCACGACAGGAGAGAGTGAATATCAATGAAGCAAAGCGCATCGCAGAAAGAATTGTTGGGCAGAGCGTCGGAGAAGTACGCGGCAAGCATCTCTCTGGCAGAGGATTACCTAAGAAGCAGAGGTATTCCAATGGAGATAGCACGGCTGGCGCGATTAGGCGTAGTCGCAGAGCCTGAGGTAGGACACGAGCAGTATCAAGGAAGGTTGGCTATCCCTTATGTTACGAAGACTGGTGTGGTGGACATACGATTTAGGTCTCTCAATCCTGCTGTTGAGCCTAAATATATGGGGCTTACTGGGGCGGAAACTAAAATGTATAATGTTACTGACGTGGAGCGGGCTGGCGATTTCATTGGTGTTTGTGAAGGTGAATTGGATACTCTTACTATGTCCGCCTGCGTTGGTATTCCTTGTGTTGGCGTACCAGGCGCGAACAGTTGGAAGAAACATTACACGAGACTCCTCGCCGATTTCGAGAGAGTCTTTGTCTTTGCAGACGGGGACCAACCAGGTAAGGAGTTTGCCTCCTCACTTGCAAGAGAACTCCCTGTTACTGTCGTCCAATTCCCCGACGGAGAAGATGTTAACTCATTCTATATTAGCAATGGGGCGGAAGCAATCAGGGCAAAGATTGAATAATGGATGACGAAGAACTCTACTGCGACGGGTGTGGCATTCACTTTGATAATGCCTTTGAGATGGTGGACCATCACCTAGAAGACGACGACGAGTTCGACCCCTGCATCGTCTTGCCTAATGGGATAAAGTTAATGGTGGGTAGCCTACTAAGATTCCTTTTTGAACACGCCGAGTATCCAGAACAAATCAGACAAATAACACAATCTACATATGTTACACTTTATGCTGCTGAATCTGATAGTGAGATGCTTGACGAACTAATCGAGGAAGTTGTGGTAGGTTCCGAGATGTTGAAGTTTGATTCAAGTCTTAAGAAACTATTGGAGGAAAACAAACCAAATGAAACTGACGAAGGCGGAGCGTGAGGAAGTATGGCAGATTACAGAACATCTGGCTGGGATGGGTTACAACATTACGTCGATAACCTCCCAAAGCGGGACGCTTACGGTAACCCTCACAATCCCTCTGCTTTCATCAAGAACGTAGAAGATACCTTCAATGAACTCCAAGAATTACTTATTAAGAAACACCTTGATTACGGTCCCAAGAATATATCTGAATCACCAGGTGGTCCTGTCAATGGACTGCGAGTTCGTATGCACGATAAGTTGGCAAGGATTAATAACCTCGTCGACAGAAGTGTGTCCAATCCACAATACGAATCGCTCGAAGATTCCTTTAAGGATATGGCGAACTACGCAATCATAGGTCTTCTTGTCTTAAGAGATAAGTGGGACAAATGAGAGAGCCCGAACTCTTTGAGTGGTTGAGGGACAACTTTTATCCTGACCTACTCAAGTCAGAGTCTGAGTTCGACGGTTTTGATTGTCAGTCAGATGAGTACAAATTGTTTATAGAACTTAAGTCACGAAAGACTCATTACGATGAGTTACTTATCGAGAAGTATAAGTTTGATTTCTTGGTAACCGAAGCAGGGAAGTTATCTTATACACCTTGCTATGTAAATTACACCCCGCAAGGGGTATATTTTTTTGACCTTGATTCCATACTTAAGAATGAATTAGATATGAAGTGGCACGACAAGTGGCTTCCCACCACTACTGAGTTTGCCAACACCAACAACCGAGTCAAGAAGATTGGGTTGCTAGATATAAAATGGGGAACTAAACTACTATGAATTGGGAACGCATTGAACCTTGGCAGTATGTTGTAGATGCTGTCGCTGTTGAGTACTCACGCAAGTTTGATATGGTTGAGATTGAAGACTTAAGACAGTCACTGTACCAATGGTTTATGGAACACCCGAATAAGTTAGATGAGTGGGAAGCAAAGGGTGAGAAGGACGCTAAGAATTTAATCTATCGTAGCCTACGCAATCAGGCTTTGGATTACTGTCAGAAGTGGAAGGCGAAGTCCGTTGGCTATGACACCGCTGACCTGTATTACTACACATCAGAAGTTATCGAAGCGTTGCTTCCTGCTGTCTTAAGAAGTGAATACAACACAGCACATAAGTTGAACATCGGTAGAGTCGGTCGCCCGTCGGCTCCAGCAGAGGGCGGTAACCTTGTTGCTATGATGATTGAGATTGATTATGT